TTGTGTGTGTATGTTAAATTCTTTTGTAACCGAACGGTCCGGTAACGACCTGGCGCCTATCAAGTTCCCTGATACGACGTTCAAGATCAATGTGGTCAACAGAACGAGACAGATATTCTTCGTCCCAATTGCGTTGAGTGTAAGTGAATAGTTTTTTAAGGAAGGTAAGCATTTATGCCACCTCCTTGCGAACATATGCAGGTCCGTTTATTTCTCTTATAGTGGGTGCTCTACCGTTATGGTCTAGCATAAATTGATAAGCGAAACGCCAATCTTTTTTGTACTCAGTTTGGGCCCAAGTCAAGAGTTCGTCACGACTAGTTCTTTTGTCGCGCTTCATCCAAGACATCAGACCACTTAAATTTAAGTGTGCCATTGTTATCTCCTTTGATGTATGGATGCTTGAGGAAAGCAATACCCCGGAACTTCCCCGGCGGTGCAATAGCCTTTGGCTATCGTCAATCACTTGTGAGGCGTGGATTACGCCCTAGTCTATCCTAGTGTCTATGTGTAAAATAGTACAGCATCACTGTCCTATTCACCTTTATTTATACTAATATAATAATATACCCATAAAAAGTCAACCTATTTTTGTGCAAGGCTGTGTTGCTATTTTTGCATAACTGTGTCAACTAAAAGTTGGCAATACAAGATGGTTGACAATAGACTTCAATGTGTGTATAATTTGTTTGTAAAAAGGGTAAATAGTAACATACAGGACGGGCTTTATTATATTATGAAATTTAAAACTAGATCAATACTACAAGAACTTAATGAAATTGCAGAGAAACGTGATACAGAATCTCTGATCCAAAGCAGAGCGACTAATATTATTGATAGTGCAGTTAATCTTATTGAAAGTATGTATAAGGCTTATCCCGAAGACGTTGCTCTTGAACTAGAAAGACGTTTCATCAACAGCATTAAAGGTGCCGACAGCAGCAAATTTAATAGAGGCATTAAGAAGATTGTTGAAAGTAAAAGAGATAAGAAATAATGAGCAACAACATATTTAAAACAGACCCAAAAGATCCTGACTCTCGTCTTACACAGCGTATTGCTACTAAAGACGTAGACAGCACAGTCGACTTCATTGAAAAGATTACAGGCTTAGACTTTACTAGTGAAAAAGATGATGAGGGCAAGTCTGCTGCAAGACTAGGATCTACAGGTAGAAAAGAAAAAGCAGATGGAACATTTGAAGAAAATAGTTCAGGCGATTTAGATCTAAGTGTTGATCTTAACAAAGCATCTAAGGAAGAAGTAACTGCTAAATTAACTGCTTGGTGTAAATCACAGAACATTCCAGAAGAAGAAATTATGAACGTTGGTAGAAAGAAAACTGACGGGTGGATCAAAGATGCTGGAGACCAAATACATTTTAGAACTCCTATTAACGGATCAAAAGAAAATGGATTTGTACAAACAGACTTTATGTTTTCAAAGAATGTAAACTTCCAACGAGGATCGATGATAGGCGGCAGTGGTCAATACAGAGGAGAGCATAGACACATTGTGCTTTCAAGCATTGCTAGAGCAAGAGGCATCAAGTATAGTCCTAAGTTTGGTTTAGTTGATCCAGAGACTGACGAACCTTTACCTAACGGCGATGACTGGAACAGCATTGCTAAACAGTTGTTAGGGCAAAGTGCAACAGTAGCAGACGTTAAAAGTGTAGATGCTATTATTAACTACATCAAGAAACTTCCTAACTACGAAGAACTTATTAGTGCGGCAAGAGAAACATTAGGACGTTATGATATTGAACTACCAAAGAAAGAGGCAGTTGAAAGTTACCAGCCAGGATCAATTGGTTGGATGCGTTCAATGATTGATATAATAAAATGAGAATAATGGAAGTTGTTGATATTAGATACAGTGCGTTTGAAAAGCCAGGAAAGATGCACGTCATCGGCGGAGTGTACGATAAGAAAAAGAACTTAAAAGTTCCACACGCAAAATATGTGGACACAACAAACAGACAAAAGAAGTTACTGAAGAAATGAGAGCATACCAATTTATAACAGAAGCAAAGAAAGTAGGTAGAGAGTTTAATCACCTAGAGGACCTTGTGTTTACTGATCCTGCTGACGGTGCACAAAAAGCAGTAAAACTTCTTAAAGGTATGGAACAAGATGCTTCAGACGTTGCAATCAAATGGGATGGTAATCCTACTGTATACTGGGGCAGAGATGACGACGGAACGTTTAGACTAGTTGGCAAAAACAACTGGGGTCGTGATGAAGGTAAATCATCTAGCCCACAAGAACTACAGCAGTTCATAATGAGCCGTGGTAAAGGCGAAGAATGGCGTGAAAAGTTTGCAAAAGATATGGCAGAACTTTGGCCTATATTTGAAAAAGCAACACCGGCAGATTTCAAAGGTTATTTGTATGGTGACTTATTGTATCATCCAGGCAAGCCATATGCAGGCAGTGACGGATATATAAGTTTTACTCCTAATCAAGTTACTTACAATGTAAAAGTTGAAAGTCCTATCGGTAGACGTATTGCTAAAAGTAAGATTGCAGTTGCAGCACACAATGCTTATCAATACTTTGGAGACAAAAGCGGTACACCTATTAAAGATGTAGAGCAGTTTAATGGCACACCAGACTTAGTTGTTGTAGGACAACAATATGTAAGCAAAGCACCTGCTGTCAATGCAGACAACTTAGATAATATAGAAAAGATTGCTAATAGAGCGCAACAAGGTATTGCTAAATTCTTTGAACCAAAACCAGGACTCAGCGATCTACAAGATATCTTTTATACATTTTTCAATCAAATGAGTCGTGCTAAGAAACTAAACGATTTAAACACTAAAAGTTTTAGCAATTGGCTTCAAAATTCAAAGGTTTCTAAGCCTAAACAAGAGAAAGTCATAAATATTATTAACACAGAGCCGAGAACAGCATCGGACATCTTTTACTTGGTAACTGAACTTATGAAAGCCAAGAACGAAGTAATTGATGAACTAGATAAAGCAGAAGGCGATGTAATGTCATCAACAGGTGGCAAGCCAGGCGGCGAAGGTTATGTTAAAACTGGCGACAAGGTTAAACTTGTACCAAGAGACCGTTGGACACCGTTTAGAGCCGACTAAACCGTCAAAATCCCCTAAAAAACTACTATATCTCCTAGATTTAAGCATTTTGGATAAATACATATGCTAAGAAAAAATAGCGGCCCTGGAGAAGGGTTAACATTATCAGAGGAGAAAATATAATGGCTGATTTATCAAATGGTTCTGGTGTATACCAAACTTACTCAAACGCAGGCGCAGGTGTTGCTGAATTAGGCGACAACAAGAAAAACGCAAACGGCGATACTAATGGTATTGCAGGTCTTACTCGTGTAATTAAACTTGCAAAATCTTCAATCACAGACGCTGAAATCCAAGCAGCTCTTGACTATATGCAGGCTGGTGACGTATCAGGAACTAACGACGCAGTTGTAGTTGTTGGTCTTGACAAAAACACTAACGATGCATTCGTAGTTGTTCAAGGAACAGGCGTAATGACAGCAGGTGCTAACTACGGTACAGGTTCAACTGGCGTAACAATGTCAATTGAAGCAACTATCCCAGGTATCTCTGGCTAATAGAGTTTTATAACTTTATACTAAAGGGTGTCAATTCGTTGGCACCCTTTTTTTATGACTGATAAGTATTATCAATATGCAATCATTTTCAGTAAAAACATTAGTTGACATTACAGTAACAAATCCCACAAGGGACGAAACCGATCCCATCAAGATTGCACAGCAGGGTAACTTCAATAGTTTGTTACAAGGTATAGGTATGAGAGCAAATATGTTCTATGACTTTGACCCTATTGAAACAGAAGAAGAAGACGGAACCAAGTATTGGCTATGGAACTTTAAGATTGAGCAGCCAGACATTTGGAAAATAGGAAGTGATCCTCTAGGATTGCTTAAAGATGACCTTAACGGCATTCCTATAATAGGCACACTAACAAACACTATAGATATTAAACCCGCTATATTTGATACAAAAACAGACAAACAGAATATTTGGATTTCTCTAGCCAGATTATAATCTAAGTCATACGATTAAATAATAGTATGGACAAATTACATTACAACGCAACAATGTTTAGCACGATCTTCTTTATGTTGTTCGGCTTTCTATTATCACTGTATGGACTACACACTGACGCACACAACATAGTTTATGTTGGCGTGTCTATAATGAGCGGTGTGTGTGCCGTGTGGTGGTTTTGGGTAATGTATGTTATAAAGGATATGTTCTTAAGGGTTGAAAAGGCAGCGGATAAAATGACGGAAGTCAAGGAAGAATTAACAGGCATAAGATCACTTATTCGTAAACTATTTCCGCCTCGAGATGATAAATAAACTTATATAAGGCAAACAATAAAGGCTATCTTAAAAACGCATTAGGCCAACTCAGAGTTTACTAATTGCCCCAGAGTAGGGGAGTTTTTGGAGAAACAGATGGCAACAAGCCAGACTACAGCATTAGAAAAAGAAAGTTTAGAAGCACACGTTGATCTGTGCGCAATTCGTTACGAGCAACTAGATAACCGTATGACTAAACTCGAAACTAAAGTAGAACACATTCACGAAGATATAATACACGGTCAAAAGTCAATGACCAAAGTGCTAGTTGGAACAGCAGGAACTGTAATTGCAGCAGTTCTTTCAGTTGTTGTTACAATTATGCTCAAGATGTAAGCACAAGATTTATAGATTGTTTAAATACTGGCCTAAGGGCCTTTTTTTATGAATGAAGTATCGAAACGTTTTGAACAGTTAGTTAAGACTACATACCGTAAGTTTCTTGACCAAGGAACTATTCTACCAGAACGTACAGCAGACGGCATTAAAGTTGGTGATGCACTTATAAGATCCGACGGTCCTTATAAAGATATAGTTAAGCAAGGCAATGTAATATGGGCTACAGTATCCCTTAATGCAGTTGCTATTAAACTAGCAAATTTAGTTGCTTGGGACGAAGATGAGAATCTACAGAAAGAAATATTCCAGTTAGACCAAAAATATAGTAAATACTTCGTCGATAGTAAAATTTATTTAGATAACTATCATAGAGCAGTAAATAACAATGACGAAATTAGAGCTGAAATACTGTGGACAAGGTATGAAGATGCTAAAGAAAGAGCAATTATTTTAAAAGACCAGGCAGAAAATTTAGCACGGTTTGAATAAATATAATATAACATCTGGGAAGAGAACAATGAAAACACAAGATCTATTTAATATTAAAGCACAAAAGATCAATGAGTCTATGCTTAAGACTTTTGGTCAACAGATTGATTTAGCATCATTTGATGCTGCTAAATTAGAAGACGCTAGAAACAAACTGCGTACTCAAATACATACAGCGAGAAACAGTGCTGAGTTCAACGAAAATCTCGAGAACGATGCATTTTATAAAGCACAGTTTATGTTAGACGCAATTAACAAAGAACTGTCAGAACGTGAAGATGTTGCAATTAATGGTCTTGAACTTGATGAATCCCCAGAGTCACAAGCAAACACCAACAAGGAAGAAGAAATGAGTAAAGTTACAGAAGGTGAAGTTCAACAGGCTAGTGCTATTGTTACTTCAAAAACAATGGTTGACAAAGTTGGTCGTTATATTGAAGAACTTTCCGGTATGGAAAACGAAACACTTCTACAGTTAGGTGATTCAATTAGAGACGAGTTTGGCAACGAGCAATCAAAAACTTTTATTGAAAGTTCAGCACCTGCAATCCAGGCTGCTATCGAAGCACTTAAAGCAACACGTGATACACTTTCATCTGCAACTAGACAGTTGACAGGAGAAGAAACAGGTGGTGATATGCTAGGAGCAGAACCAGCAGAAGGTGGTGAAACTGATATGGCTGAACCAGCAGCAGACGCTGCCACTGACACAATGGCTGAACCAGCAGCAGACGATTTTGCAACAGCAGAACCAGCAGCAGGCGGAATTGAAGCAGCAGGACGTGAAAAACGTGAATCAATTAATTTTGAGAACCGACTACTAAAAACACTAGCAGGTTAAAAATGAAATTCGGCGAGTTCTATTTTGATAGAGAGCTAGAAGAAATTGTACCGGCAATGTCCACTGCGACACAACCGGATGCTCAACAACCAGCAGCACCGACAACAACTCCTGCTAAAGGTCAAATGCCGACAGATCCAATGAAGGCAGCAGCCGATGCTAAAGCAGCACAGGCAAAAGCAGCAGCAGATAAACAAGAACAAATTAAAGGTATGCAAGATGCTATCAAGGCCAAAGAACAAGAACTAATGGACCTTAGAAAACAGATGGCAGAACTACAAAAGGCTTAAAATGAGATTTAGAGAATTTGCACCAGATATGATGATTGACAGATACGTAATTGTATTAAAAAATCTTATTGGCCGTGCATCTGCTAAAAAGGTTCCTAGCAAACTAAATTGGTTAGCACTTAACAAAATTCTAAAAAGCAACGATGCTAGTTTGGTTGCTGACTATGAAGTATTTAAAGCAGTATATGATCAGTCTCCTGCAATACAAGGTTTAGTAAAAAACTTTGATGCTAAAGGAGTTGAACTTAATGTTCCTGGCGCACCAGATGCAGAAAAACCTGCGCAGGATGGAACTGATAGTCAAGCAGCAGTTGATGCAACAGCCGCAGCCGCAGCACCACAACAATTGGCACAACAAACTGCTTAATCACTCTTGACAATTTGTCAATAAGGTAGTACTATATACAGTATGACTGAGAAATATACCCCACCACCATTCGTTGAAAGATACGAATATCATTCGCTCAAACAGGTAAATGATCCTGTACGTAAGAAAAGAGTATATGTTACTCCTGATGGAGATAAACTTCCAAGTGTGACAACTATTCTAAGTTCTACGAAAGATATGACTCACCTTATAGAATGGCGTAAGCGTGTTGGTGAAGAGAAAGCAAGACAAATTACTACAGAGGCTGCAGGTGTTGGCACAGCAATGCACGCCAATCTTGAAAGATTCCTATGCGGATTAGAAAGACAGCCGGGTAACAATCAAGTACACGTCAAGGCAAATGATATGGCATCTGTTATAATTGAGAATGGACTGAAAGATGTAGATGAAGTGTGGGCTATGGAACAAAGTTTATATTTTCCAGGACTATATTCGGGTACAACGGACTTATGTGGTGTTTATAAAGGCAAGCCTGCTATTATGGACCACAAACAAACTAATAAGCCTAAGAAAGCAGAATGGGTTGAAGATTACTATTTGCAACTAGTAGCATATGCAATGGCACATAATGAAGTATACGGCACAGATATTAAAACAGGCGTTATTTTTATGTGTAGCAGAGACCTACAATATCAGCAATTTGAGGTAACAGAAGACACTTTTGCAAAATACCAAGATATGTGGCTTAATAAAGTAGAAGAGTATTACAACTCTTTATAGTACAGTCTGATAAAACTCCATTTGTCTGATAAATACTTGTAAGATTAAATAGGAGCAGATAGTGGCTGTCGTACAAATAAGCAAAATACAAATTAGACGTGGTAAGAAGAATAGTGATTCGGGTGTTCCTCAATTAAGTTCAGCAGAACTTGCTTGGGCAGTTGATACACAAGAATTGTTTATTGGTAATGGCAGTGTTCAAGAAGGTGCACCTCAAGTAGGTAACACAAAGATTCTTACAAACAATGATAATATTTTAGAACTAGCGTCTAGTTATCAGTTTGCTTCAGACGATCCTTCAATTACACTGAGCACAAAACGACCGCTTCTAGATAAAATTGATGAGATACAGGTTAGTGTTGCAGACTTCGGAGCAGTAGGCGATGGGTCTACAGATAACACCACTGCATTTGAAAATGCTCTATCTGAATTATTTAAAAATTCAGATCCAACATATAAAAAAGTTCTAACAGTACCTAATGGAGAATTTCTATTTTTAGGTAATGTAACTATTCCTTCTAATGCAATTATTAGAGGCGAAACACAGAATGGATCAATTTTAAAATTTGATTCGAGAAGTGCAAACTTTTCAACATCAACAGGATTATTATTAGCAGATTTTACAAGTTCTAATAGACCTAAAAATATTGAGTTTGGAAATTTAACAGTGAGTCGTTCTTCAGGATCAATTGATCTTACAGGAGTAGCAAATGTTAAATTTATCGGAGTTAAGTTTAAAGGTGAATATGTACTGGGCGGCAGTGTTTCAAGTTTGACAGCAGAACCAGCAGCAGTAAGTTGGAGTAATACTATTGAAGGTATTAAGACAACTAATATTCAATTTAAAGATTGTATTTTTGATAATAATAGTATTGGTATTAAATGTATTCAAACTGCAATACTTTCAACTAAAGTTGATCTTAATAATTGCAAGTTTGATGTAGGTGATACTGGATTGTATATCGAAGGTGTAACAGGACAGACTAATAATTGGACCATTAATGACTCAGAGTTTAACGAACTAGCAACTCAAGTATTTTATAGCACAAACGGGTATGGAACAAAAATCCAACGTTGTTCATTTACAGATTGTGGTAATGGTACTAATACATCTAGTTCGCCATTAACTCCTGTAGTTACATTCGGAGAGTACCAAGACAACATCGTTCTTGACTGTACAAGTAATAGACAACAGAATGCAGGTGTAATATCAGATGAAACTACAAATTCAATTGTAGAAGTATCTAATAGTGACAAGACAACATTAGTAAACAGAAACAGTGGTGAGATCTACTTAACAGATAGTTTCCGTCCGATCTCAGTTTTTGCAGCATCTAATAATTATATCACTGTCAACTATACACTGCGTTTAGGAAGTCATACTAGAATTGGTAAACTAAGATTAGTAGTTGGAGACGATATGTCTACAATATCACTTACTGATAACTATGACTTTTCAGATATTTCTTTGACATCACAGGGCGGTAAAATTATGACTGGTTTTGAATTTAAAGCAGAACTTAGAGATAACGATACCGACAGTGGCATTGATACTGTAGTGCTATTCTACAAGAATCCAATCGCGACAGGTGCACTAGGAAATATTTCCTACGACATAGAATACGGTGTTTAAAAAGGTATTTTTTTTAAAAAAATATCTTGCTCTATATGCACATTTAGTGTATGCTTATAAACAATAGAAACCGTGAGTAACTACAGGTTGTAGAAATTTTCACTTCTCCTATTATGATAGGAGTATCAGTGAGAGTAACTAAATACCTGTACATCATAAACATAGGACAGAGAGGCGATGACCAAAGAGATTTATATTACAAAGCGTTCCGGCTCAAAGGAAAAACTAGACTTAGACAAAATGCATTTTGTAGTCGAGGAGGCTTGTAAGGGCCTTTCTGGCGTTAGTGCATCACAGATTGAAATGAACGCAGATTTACAGTTTTACGACGGTATGTCTACAGATGAAATTCAAAATATTTTAATTAAGAGTGCTAATGATCTTATATCATTAGAAGCACCTAATTATCAATTTGCAGCGGCAAGACTTTTACTATACAGTTTACACAAAAAAGTTTACGGAAAGTATCAACACCTTCCCCTCTCTGAAGTAATTGATGCTAACATTGATCGTGGTGTTTATGACCCTGCTATCAAAGACAAGTACAGTAGTACTGAACTTAAAAAACTTAACAGTTGGATCAAACACGATCGCAACGAAGAGTTTACCTATGCTGGTCTACGTCAGGTGGTTGATAAATATTTGTGTCAAGATAGAAGCAATGGCGACATTTTTGAAACGCCTCAACATATGTATATGATGATCGCTGCTACATTATTTGCTAACTATCCAACGGAGACACGTTTACAATACGTGAAAAAATATTATGACGCGACCTCGCTTTTTAAAATCAACATACCAACCCCTGTTATGGCAGGAGTGCGTACTCCTATTCGTCAGTTTGCCAGTTGTGTTCTTGTTGATGTGGATGATACTCTTCCTAGTATCTTTAGCAGTAATAGTGCAATCGGTTACTACATTGCTCAAAGGGCAGGAATTGGAATCAACGCTGGACGTATCAGAGCAATCAACTCAAAAATACGAGGTGGAGAAGTAGCACATACAGGTGTTGTCCCATTTCTTAAAGTATATGAAAGCACAGTAAGAAGTTGTACACAGAATGGTGTACGTGGTGGTAGTGCAACTACCCACTTCCCTATTTGGCATTTAGAAATTGAAGATATTCTTGTTCTTAAAAACAACAAAGGTACAGAAGATAATAGAGTACGTAAACTAGATTATTCAATTCAAATCAACAAGGTGTTCTATGAACGATTATTGGCTGGTGAAGACATTACTCTTTTCTCGCCACACGAAGTTCCAGAGTTGACTGATTCATTCTATAGCGGCGACACTGACAAGTTCAAAGAACTATATGAAGCAGCAGAACGTAAGACTTCAATTCGTAAAAAGAAAATTAAAGCAATGGATCTGTTCGGCGACTTGTTAAAAGAACGTGCTGAAACAGGGCGCATCTATATTATGAATATTGACCACTGCAACTCACACAGTTCATTTAAAGATCCAATCTTTATGAGCAATCTATGTCAAGAAATTACATTGCCAACTAAACCTATTCAACATATTGATGATGAGGAAGGTGAAATTGCTCTTTGTATTCTCAGTGCAATTAATGTAGGACTTCTAACTAATTTAGAAGAACTAGAAAACTTATGTGATCTTGCAGTAAGAGCATTAGAAGAAATTATTGACTATCAAGGTTATCCTGTAAAAGCAGCAGAGGTTAGCACAAAAGCCAGACGTTCTCTTGGTATTGGTTATATCGGACTTGCACACTATCTTGCAAAGAACAAAGTAAGTTATGCAGATAAAGAAGCGTGGAAACTAGTACACGAACTTTCAGAAGCATTCCAATACTATCTACTTGTTGCAAGTAATGAACTTGCTAAAGAACGTGGTGCTTGTAAAGCATTTGATCGTACTAAATACGCAGATGGTATTTTACCTATCGACACGTACAAGAAAGATGTCGATGATGTTATTAAAGCGAAACTACAGTATGATTGGGCCGATCTTAGGAAAGACATTAAACAGTACGGCTTACGCCACTCAACACTGTCCGCACAGATGCCATCGGAGAGCAGTTCCGTTGTGTCAAACGCAACAAACGGTATTGAGCCACCTAGAGCATTCCTGTCCATTAAGAAATCCAAGAAGGGGCCTCTTAAACAGGTTGTTCCGGAGTATAACAGGTTAAAAAACTTTTACACGTTGTTATGGGATATGCCTAGCAACGAAGGTTATATCAACGTTGTTGCCGCTATGCAGAAATTCTTTGATCAGGCAATTAGTGGTAACTGGAGTTACAATCCAAAACACTTTGAGAACAATGAAGTTCCATTAAGTGTTATGATGAAAGATATGTTGACAACTTACAAGATGGGTTGGAAAACTTCCTACTATCAAAATACATTTGATTTTAAAGGAGAAGAAGTAGAGGATACTGTTTTGGAAACTAATGGTGTTGACACACAAACAAACGGTGTTACTATTAACGGTGCTAATGGGCATACAAACGGCAGTCATATGGAAGTTCCTATAACAGTTATGGACGACGGTGACGAATGTGAGGCCTGCAACATTTAATGGTATATGACAGGAAAGAGAGAGAAAAAATTGAGCAAAACAGTCTTCAACAAGAATAAAGTAGACTTTACTAAAGAATTTATGTTCTTTGGTGAAGATGGAAATACACAACGATATGATGTGTTTCGTTATCCTGAGTACGACAAACTTAATCAAACTATGCTTGGTTATTTCTGGCGTCCGGAAGAAGTTTCACTTCAAAAGGATAGAGCAGATTATCAAGACTTCCGTGAAGAACAAAAACATATTTTCACAAGTAACTTAAAATATCAAACACTGCTTGACAGTGTTCAAGGACGTGGACCTTGCTTGGCTTTCTTGCCTTACTGTTCTAATCCAGAACTAGAAAGTTGTATTGTTGCTTGGGACTTCCAAGAAACTATTCACTCTCGTTCATATACACACATTGTAAAAAATGTTTATCCTAATCCATCAGAAGTATTTGATACTATCTTAGAGGACAAAGAGATTCTTGCAAGAGCAGAAAGTGTAACAAAAGAATACGACAAGTTTAATGAGATTGCAGATAATTGGTTCCATCATAAGAAAGGCAATATGTATGAAGTCAAGAAGCAATTATACAAAGCAATGATGACTGTGAACATCCTTGAAGGACTACGCTTCTACGTATCATTTGCTTGTACATTTGCGTTCGGTGAACTTAAACTTATGGAAGGTTCAGCAAAGATTATTTCTTTGATTGCACGTGATGAAGCAACACACTTAAACTTATCAACACATATTATCAAGCACTGGATGAAAGGTGATGACGATCCAGACTTTGTTAAGATTGCAAAAGAGTGCGAAGAAGAAGTTTATGAGATGTGGCGACAGTGTGTAGAAGAAGAAAAACGTTGGGCAGACTATTTGTTTACTCAAGGTTCTCTTGTTGGGCTTAATGCTAATCTATTACACGCATATGTAGAATGGATCGCAAACAAAAGATTAAAAGCACTAGGACTTAAGACTATTTACGATCGTCCACTTAATCAAAATCCTCTTCCTTGGACAGAGCATTGGTTAAGTAGTAGTGGACTGCAAGTTGCTCCACAGGAAACAGAAGTAGAGTCTTATATTGTAGGCGGTGTCAAACAGGACGTCGAGAAAGATACGTTCAAAGGCTTTACATTATAGGAGTGAACTATGTTCAAAGCACAATTTAAAAGGCATTCACCATATGAAAGTTGGACCACGTATGGAACTTATGCAACTGAGGCTCAAGCAGTATCAGCAGCACTTTCAAAAAAGAATGCAGGTGCTATGCTAGTTAGAGTTGTAGATAAAAAAGGTTCAACAGTTTACTCGGGATAAAACAATGATTGAAATATACGGAAAACCAATGTGTCCTTACTGCGATATGGCAAAAAATTTATGCGAAACTCGTCAGTTCAAGTACACATATAAAACACTTGGAACAGACTATGAAAAAGAAGAACTTCTAGAAATGTTCCCAGGTGCAAGAACAGTACCACAGATCAAAATTAATGGAAAGACAATCGGTGGTTATAATGAATTTCAAAAGTATATCGAAGACACAGGATATACAGGATCAGGTCACTCACTAGGATAATATATGTTAATCGAAACACCATACAAAGAAAACGATGTCGTATCAATTAAACTGTCAAGTGGAGAAGAAGTTGTAGGCAAACTTGTAGAAGAAACATCTGATACAATTACAGTTTCTAAACCTCTTATGTTAGCACATACTCAACAGGGTATGGGACTTGCTCCATATATGATGACAGTTGATCCTGAAAAGGCACAACTAAAATTTAACGAAAGAAATGTTATCACTGTTTCTAAAACAATGGAAACAATGGCTAAACAATATATTCAAAGTACTACAGGACTTGTAACCTAATGCCAGGGGCGGTGAGAGTCGGCCAGGATGTACACGTAGGACACGCAAGTCCAACACCTAGTCCTTTTCACCAAACTTCTTACGCAACAGGTTCGCCTGATGTTTTTACAAATAATACTGCACAAGTTAGAATAGGCGATGTAACTGCCTGCGGAGATCCTGCAGTTGGCGGTTCGTTAAATGTTTGGGCTAACGATATTCCAGTTCATAGATTAGGAGATGCTACCGGAGGACACGGTAGTTGGGTACCTAATGCCGCTGCCACAGCAAGTGATAATGTATGGGTGAACGAAGGTTATGTTCCGCCTATTATATTATCTCCTGAAGTAGCAGCAACAGTTAACAACAGTATACAAAGAGCAATCGAGCGTCCAGAGCCTGTTGGAAACACAGGCGGAGTACAAGAAGACGGAAGTGTTGAAGATGGCCAAGTTCCTCAACAGTACGAGCAAACACCAGATGCAACTGGAGTAGATACTCTAGGAACAAACGAACAAGGATTAATAGATGCAAGTGCCGCTGCAAGTACAGCAGCCGCAGATGGTATTCCAGGTTTCTTAGGACAATTACTACAAGAAGCAAATAACAATCAATGGGACGAAACAGGAGACAAAACTTCTACAAGTAATCCTAACATTATTGGTATTTGGAAAGAACTAGGATTCCCAGACAGTGCGTATTGGAAAACAGACCAAACACCTTGGTGTGCAGGTTTTGCTAACTGGGTACTAAAAAGAACTGGTTACAGATATATGCAAAGTGCTAGAGCATATGATTTTAGAGATAAGACAAGTTTATATGGTGGAGTACCTGTTCCACTAGATCAAGGGCAGCCAGGCGATATTGTAGTATGGAATTACAGTCACGTTAACTTTATATACACCTCACCAAGACCAGGAGTATATTCATTTGTAGGCGGAAACCAAAGTGACAAAGCAAGTCCAACTAATAATAATCCAAGTGGAGGAACTATTACTAACAGTTGGAAGGGTGGCTGGACACAAGATCGAGGACGTATCTCAGGTATATTCCGCCCGACAAGGAGTTAATAATGCCTAAGTATAGCGAGACCGAAGCACAACTAAGTTGGGCTAAACTCAAATAATATATAACTGTCCTTTTGTTTTAGATAACTACTATTATAATAATTAAAGGATAGTAGTATGAATCCAATTAAACGTTACTTTTATATGGCAATCGGCTTCTTTTGTGTCGGTATGGCATATATTGGTATTATCACTCCGGGCATTCCCTTTTCAATATTCCTTGTAATTGCAGCCTGGGCATTTGCAAAAAGTTCACCAAAGATGGAAAAGTGGTTATACAATCATCCGTGGTTTGGTAAATTTTTAACAAATTGGAATAATAAAAGAGTATTCCCAACAAAAGGAAAATACGCAATGGTAATTGTAATGTCAACAACATTGGCATTTACATTCTACGCGACTGGTAATGTAAAAGCAGTTCTGTGGTCAGGAGCATTTATGTTAGCGGTTGCAATTTGGGCTTGGAGATATCCAGGTACAGTTGAAGAATGGCAGCGTAGAAAAGACGCTGGCGAAAAAATTGCGTGGTTAAAATAATGAAGTGTGAACAAGGCGATCTTGCTAAAATTATCTTTAGTTTAAATCCGGGTAACATCGGCAAGATCGTCTTGGTCGAAAAATATATAGGTAAGTTTGAAAAGGGCGGCAAGTTCGATTACAGAGGTGTCACTTGTGTTGTTCCCATACCAGATCATTACTGGTGGATTAAAGGCGAAGGACTAAGCAATATGTTTGGTGATACTCCTAAAGCATACATAGCGGATAGTTGGTTGGAACCTATACGACCAGACAGTAATAAATCTACTGCTAAAGAAAAAAATCCAATTTCTGTAGCAGCCTAATTTTTTAGGTTGACCAAATCAATTACATCGTAGTACTATAAGACACAATTAGAAGGAACATATGAGTTGCAGAACCGCGGCGAGTTTAATCTTACTGCTACACTATACGACAAGAGAGGTCGTAAACTAGCAG